AAGACTACAATCATGCTACTTGAGTATACAGCAGACTAAAGAAGCGTGGAGTGTGTCCAAAAAATCCAGAACCACCATTCAAACTCTTACATAGTCTTTTCACTAAAACTTCATTCATGCTCTTAAAGATAATCATATTACTTTTAATTTCTAGAATAGCAAACTCATTACCAAACGTCTTAATCTTATACATCATGAAAACTTAACTCCAGAAAAATCCTTACGACCAACCTTCTTAGTAACAAACCTCATTTTTTGTTCTTCATCATAGCGTTCACCAAACGACGAATTGTCCATAACAGGCTTGTCACTATGCTTTGTCTTGGGTCCATCTAGGATATCCTTTTGGGCTGATTGTTCAACATCATAAAACTTCATCTTGGCTTTGTTAACACCAATGACAAACTTACGATTGCTAGAGGGATCATCATAACGATTCTTAAGCTGCTTAACTAGAATCTGATTCAAACCCTCTAAGTCTTCTGTAGAAATTAGAGCAAACATAAAGTCAGCAGTGGCAGGTAGAGCAAACGATTCAGAGGTGTTATCAAGACCAACGTCTGAAGAGTTATAGGCATCGCGATTACTTTGCGTAGCTGATATGATAGGAACATCAAACTCAACAGCAAGACCACGTAGTTCTTCAGCAATGGCTTTAATGTACATGTAGCTGTTAACTGCACCGCCCATCTTCATACGAGCAGAAGAACAGATGTTTAGATAGTCAACATAGATTACATCAGGCTTGAATGACTTCTTAATGCGTAGCTCTTGTAGTAGATGGCGGAAGTGCGCAGAGCCAGCAGCAGCTGTAGGATATTCTTTTACAATAAGCTTACCCTTAGTGCCACCCTTAATGCGTACCATCTTCTTATCATAAGCATCTTTAGGCAGTTCCTTTAAGTCATCAATGGTAACATCCATAAGATTTGCATCAATACGTTCAGCAATACGTTCTTCCGACATTTCCATAGTTAGATAAAGAACATTCTTACCTAGTGTAAGATGATGAGCAGCACAGTGCGTCATGAACATCGTCTTACCAACACCAGTAGATGCTAGAATGATATTAAGAGTTTTCTTTGATAGACCACCCTTAGTAATCTTATTGAAGTATTCTAGATCAAACTGAAGCTTTTCTTCTCTCACATGATAATAGTCATAACGACTATCAGCATCTTCAATAAAGTCATGGCCAATATTAGTATCAAAAGAAACGGAAAGAGCTTCAGTAAGAATTTCAGGAATAGATCCAGTGCCTCGCTTCTTATCTTTCTTATCAATGATCTTGATTGAATCCATGATAGCGTTGTAGACAGCCTTCTCTTGGCAGAACTTCTCAGTCTGATCACACAACCAATCAACAGATGTTTTAAGATCAGCCTCTAGCTTAGTGATAAGTTCACCGCAACTCTTGAAGTCATCTTCTGAGATGTTATCAAGAGACTGAAGCTTTGTGTTGAGTGCCTCTTTAGAAGGAACAACGTTATAGGTCTTAATATAACCGTCAATCAATTCAAATAGAATTTTATTAGTTCTAGTTTGAAAGTATTCATTCTTAAGAAACGGAATAACCTTCCTACTATACTCTTCGTTGAAGAGCAAGTGAGAAAAGATGATTTCTTCTAGCATTAGTCCTCGCCATAGATGTCGTTAAGTTCTTGATCAGACATGATGCTACCAGTCGCCATCATGTATTTATTTTCAATAAAGGTTCTGAACGTCTTAGATTTAAGAATAGGTAGCCAGAAGTCCTTGGTGTAAGTATCATCTTGGCGATAATTCTTTTCAGCAATCTCACCAGTTTCCATATCAACCTTTTGATACCAACCATTCTTTGGCTTGATAACATGACCAGACTCTAGTGCTACATCAAGCAAACCAGACCAAGGACTAATACCACCATCAAACGAAACCTCAATCGGGATCTTAGACTTTTCCTTAAGGAAGCGAGACTTCTCAACGTTAATGATAAAGCTGTAACCAGTTACCTCTTTAGCATCTTCTTTATTATCTTTTTCCTGCTGACGACCAATGATATAGATGTTATCAGCAGAGTAATATGCACCAGTACCACCACCGACGATAGCCTTGGGGAACATACCAATTTCCATGTACGTGTGATTAACAACAATAAGTGGAATGTTTTTTAGCTTTAGATGCGGTGTAACGATACGGAACAAGGACTTCAACTTCTTGGCGCGAGTCATATCATCAACGCTCTTACCATCAAGAGCATCTTGAGCTTCCTTCTTAGAAGCAAGATTACCTACAGAGTCAATAACAACAATAACTTTATCACCACGATTGATGCTGTCTAATTGTGCTGTTATATCAAACTTAAGTTGTTCAATATCAGTAACAGGCGTATGTAGTACACGTGCAGTGTCAATACCAAACGTCTTAAAATATGCTTGAGGCGCACCAAACTCTGAGTCATAGAACAACAGTGCGGCATCAGGATACTTGTCCATATATGCCTTGACCATCATAAGCGAGAACGCAGTCTTAAAGTGCTTGCTTGGTCCCGCAAACATTGTAATACCAGGAACTAATCCACCATCAAGACGACCTGACAATGCTACATTAAGCATCGGCACTGCTGTGGGAACCATATCCTCTTTTCCAAACAACTTAGAATCAGAAAGAATATCTGAATCCTTAATCGTTGAAGTCTTCATTAGTTTTTGTAAAATGCTCATAATATCTCCTTATACACTCATCAACTATAATACTCTAATTTCTAAATAAGTCAATCTATTTTCCAGCAATGTTGTTTAATTTTATTCTGAACTCCTCAATCTTCGCTCTACGATTTGGCCAGTGGATATACTCTTTAGTGTCAGCATCCTTAGCAAGATTATTAAGCAAGGGAGTGATAGCCTTTAGTAGATTGTCTATCCTTTTCTGATGTTCTTCTAGTGTGTTGCTGAATACTTGTTCAGCTTCATCTATAGACTGCTGCTTAACCTGCAAGTCTTGTACGACAGGAGCAACGATTTGATCAGATGTTGTTGCTGTAAAACCAAAATCAAAATCATCTACCTCCACTACTACTTTATTCATGAGAAGAATCCTTCTAATGTTGCGCGTTTCTCTGGTGACCAACCGATAACATCTAAGATAATGCTGAGAGGATCAAGGAATGACTTATCAAACTGTAAATCATAATCAATATAACTGTCAAGATTAAACTCTTTAGGAAGTATGCCTGGAACAGATATAATGTTTTCTCTTAAAGAGTTAGGTGTCTTCAGATAACAGAACTTAACCTTCTCACCTTCTTGAATTAGCGGATACTTATTAGTTAGATCATAGCTACTTAGTAGATGGTTGTATAGTAAAGCTCCGCGAACATGTATAGGAGTGCCAGCTTTATAGATAGTGTTCTTATCACCATAACCTTCTTTACCATAACCGAGACCACGGCATCCTCTTGGGAATGCTATGTCTTGGAATGGTAGCTCTCTAAACTTGATACGCAGATTAGCAATATACTTTTGTACTGTTTGTTCATCTGTTTTCATAATAAGCTTTAGAGCATCAGTGATATACTCACGACAAGCAGCAGGTGTTGAAGACTTAACAGCTTCAATACCCATCATCTTAAGATGTGGCTCACTGTAACGCACACCTTCATTATCATAAACATTTAGGATGTAACGCTTCTTAGCAGTCCAGATACCTTTGTTAGCAATAGACTCACGCTTCATCTTCATAAAGTTAGTGTAAGCATTAGTGTGGTTGGCTAACTCTTGGAAGCACTCATCAATATAAGGTTCAAGTTTCTTCTCGCAAATCTTATCAACAAAGTCAACAGTTTCTTCTATGCTCTTTTCAGGAGCAACCTTCTTAACCAGAGGACCAAGATTAACATAGTTAGAATCCGTATCTACAGCAATAATATAATCCTTATTACCCGTTTTTAGTACACCATTGAGATATTCATTAAGGTTGCCTTCAATCCAACGAATAACAAACTGGCCAGTCAATGTAATAGCTTCAGCAAAATCAATAGAGAAGTATCTGAAGTATTTATTACCTAAAGCACCATAAAGAGAGTTTAGTAGGATCTTACGAGCCAGCTGCATATTATTACAACGAGCAATCTCATTGTATAACTTCTGAGTAGGTTCTTTCTCATATGCCTTCTTGGCGGCAATCATCTTCTTCTTATACAGCTTACGTTCTTCAATCATCTTCTCAACAAGAGCAGGGAATGCACCCTTTATACTTCTATCCCACAAACAAGAGTTGGCAGTGATAGCGTAGTTACCATCCTTCATCTTCTTCTGAATAGTATCATCGGTAAGAACACCAGCAAGTAGTTCATCAACGCTGAACTTATTATCAATACTACCAGCGAAAGTTTCAGGTGAGATATTGTATTGAACAATCAGTGACGGATACAGTGAGTTAATATCAAACGATACCACCCAGTCATGGATACCAACTTTAGGATCCTTAACATACGCACCAGCAAACTGATCAGCCTTGGCACTAGTCTTACGTGGAGGAATGACAACCTTGTTAGCAAGCAGGTAGTTGTGAATGATAACATCCCATGTCTTAACAGGACTGAATACATCATAAAAGGTAATCTTAGCATCATAAGCAATAGTCAATACTTGGTCAATAAAGTTCAGCTTCTTATCTAGCTTATCCACCAGCTGAACGTCACGAATATTAT